CGGCTGGGCGATCTGTGGCTGTTGGGTAATCATCGCCTGGTCTGCGGGGACAGCACCAAACCGGAGACCTTTACCTTACTCATGGACGGAAAGCAAGCAAACCTGGTTGTGACGGACCCCCCGTATGGGGTTGACTACGAAGGTGCCGCCGGCAAAATTAAAAATGATAATCTCAAAGGTGAAGTGTTTTATCAGTTTCTGCTGGACGCTTTCACCCTCACGGAAAAGGCAATGGCCAGAGATGCCAGCATTTACGTTTTCCACGCCGATACTGAAGGGTTGAACTTTCGCAAAGCATTCTCCGAAGCCGGTTTCTATCTTTCGGGAACCTGCATCTGGAAGAAGCAGTCGCTGGTTTTGGGCCGGTCACCATATCAATGGCAGCACGAGCCCATCCTGTTCGGCTGGAAGAAGGCCGGCAAGCACTCTTGGTTCTCTGATCGAAAACAGACAACCATCTGGGAATTTGAGAAACCAAAGAAAAACGGTGATCACCCTACTATGAAGCCGGTCCAGCTGATCGCCTATCCAGTGCTCAATTCCAGCATGACCGGCAGCATTGTGCTGGATCCGTTCGGCGGATCTGGCAGCACACTTATCGCCTGTGAACAGACCGAGCGAGTCTGCTTCATGGTGGAACTCGATGAAAAGTACTGCGACGTTATTGTTAAAAGGACCGTCGAACAGTTAGGGACGGCTGAAGCTGTTTACCTGATCCGCAACGGTCAGAAAGTACACTATTCCGATGTTGTGGTGAAACCAGAAGCCTAACATAATTGTGTTATTCACACATACAATCACAGCAATATTTGTCGAGTATTCTCGGCTTTTGTCGCACGAATACGGCTTGCTTTTCTACAGCTTCGGAGTGATATATGTACTCACCAAAGATGAAAGGCAGGCTAAGAACTATGAAGATTTTCTACAATGTCACTGGATCTGAGCGTAAATCGCTGGTAGCCGCTATCAGCCAGGAACTGAACGCACCGACCAAATACCTCGGTGCTCCAACATTCGCCTTCCAAGTAGGCGATTATCACATCGACAAGAACGGGTTGCTGGCAGGACCGGACAATCCTGGTTTGGTCGCTGACATGCAAGGCTTGCACGATTTCATTGCTGCATCTGTCGAGTACGACGAAGCGATGTCCTATGAAGAATCGCTGGGGTGCTTTTTTTATTTTCAACAACAGGAGGTCACTAATGTCAATTATCAACCGCATCTTCAAAGCCCGTGACAAGCCGAAAAACCTACTTCCCGGCAGCACCTACAGCTTCTTCTTCGGCAGCACCTCCAGCGGTAAGGCAGTTAATGAGCGTACCGCCCTGCAAACAACAGCCGTTTATGCGTGCGTCCGGATCCTGGCAGAAACTATCGCCAGTTTGCCGCTGCACACTTACCGCTACACAGACCGAGGCAAGGAAAAAGCGCTGGAGCACCCGCTGTACTACCTATTGCATAACGAGCCTAATTCAGAGATGACTTCATTCGTGTTCAGAGAAACCCTTATGAGTCATCTTTTATTATGGGGCAATGCTTATGCTCAGATCATCCGTGACGGCCGCGGCCAGATTCTGGCACTATACCCGCTTTTACCGGACAAGATGACGGTCGACCGGGCCGCTGGTGGCGAGATCATCTACCAGTACCGGACCGATCGCGGAACATATCTACTTCGTCGTGAGGAGGTGCTGCATGTCCCCGGCCTGGGGTTTGACGGCCTAATCGGCTACTCCCCGATCGCCATGGCCAAGAATGCCATCGGCATGGCCATTGCAACCGAGGAATATGGTGCGTCATTCTTCGCTAATGGCGCCAACCCCGGCGGTGTCCTGGAACATCCGGGTGTCGTGAAGGATCCGAAACGCGTGCGCGAAAGCTGGAATGCTGTGTATCAAGGTAGCAGTAATGCTCATCGTGTGGCAGTTTTGGAGGAGGGCATGAAATTCCAGGCGATCGGCATACCGCCTGAACAGGCACAGTTCCTGGAGACCAGAAAATTCCAGATCAACGAGATCGCCCGTGTCTTTAGAATTCCTCCTCATATGCTTGCTGATTTAGAAAAGTCAAGCTTTTCCAACATCGAGCAGCAGTCGCTGGAGTTTGTGAAGTACACACTCGACCCGTGGGTGATCCGCTGGGAGATGGCGATCCAAAAAGCGTTGTTCTCCACAGCGGAGAAGAAACAGTACTTTGTCCGATTCAACCTGGACGGACTGTTACGTGGTGATTATGCCAGCCGTATGCAAGGTTATGCCACCGGCCGCCAGAACGGTTGGCTATCCAGCAACGACATACGGGAGCTTGAAAACATGAACCTTATCCCTGCCGAACTCGGAGGTGACCTGTACCTGGTCAACGGCAACATGCTACCACTATCACAAGCGGGACAATTTTATGATGAGTAAGCGATTATGTTGAGTAAAAACAACGATTTTACAACGAAGGAGGATCATATCCTATGAAGACATTTTGGAACTGGATACGCGATAGTGACGAGGCAGAGCGCATCCTCTATCTGAACGGCCCTATCGCTGAGGAGACCTGGTGGGGCGATGAGGTTACACCGAAACTGTTCAAGGACGAGTTACTGGCCGGCGGCGGTAACATCACCGTCTGGATCAACTCACCCGGTGGCGATGTATTTGCTGCTGCACAAATCTACAACATGCTCATGGACTACCCCGGTCACGTCACCGTGAAGATCGACGGCCTTGCCGCCAGCGCCGCGTCCGTGATTGCCATGGCCGGCAGCACGGTGCAGATGTCACCGGTGTCGATGCTCATGGTGCATAACCCGGCCACCATCGCGATCGGCGACAGCGAGGAAATGCTCAGAGCCAAAGCGCTGCTGGACGAGGTTAAAGAAAGTATCATCAACGCGTATGCGCTGAAAACCGGGCTGTCTCGCGCAAAGCTTTCACACCTCATGGACGCCGAGTCCTGGATGAACGCCAACAAGGCTGTTGAGCTTGGCTTTGCCGATAACATCATGTTCACAAGCGAGCCACAAGACACAAGCCCGGGACTGATCTTCAGTCGTGCTGCTGTCACTAACTCACTTTTGAGTAAAATGCCTCAGCGTCAGGCAGAGACCAAACCCAAAGAAAGCCAAGAACAACCCACCCACACGATCGAGTCGCTGGAAAAGCGGCTCTATTTAATTCAGCCTTAGGAGGGCCAAACCACATGAACAAAATTTTAGACCTTCGTGAAAAAAGAGCCAAAGCCTGGGATGCAGCAAAAGCGTTCCTCGACAGCAAGCGCGGCACCGACGGCCTGATCAGCGCCGAGGACACAGCCGTGTACGAAAAAATGGAAGCGGATGTCGTTAGCCTTGGTAAGGAGATCGACCGGCTTGAGCGCCAGCAGGCACTGGACCTTGAACTCAGTAAACCGGTCAACACCCCGATTCGCAACCAGCCGCACGCAGCCAGCACTGAAGCCAGGACCGGCCGCGCTTCAGATGAATATAAATCCGCGTTCTGGCGTGTCATGCGCAGCAAGAACGCATTCGATGTCCAGAACGCTCTTCAGATTGGCACCGATTCTGAAGGCGGGTACTTGGTCCCTGACGAGTTTGAGCGCACCCTGGTCGAGGCACTGCAGGAAGAAAACATCTTCCGCCAGCTGGCTCGAGTGATCTACACAGCATCCGGCGACCGCAAGATCCCCGTCGTCGCCTCGAAAGGCACTGCCAGCTGGGTGGATGAGGAAGGCCAGATTCCCGATTCCGACGACGTGTTCGACCAGGTCTCAATCGGTGCGAACAAACTGGCAACGATGATCAAGGTCTCGGAAGAACTCCTGAACGACAGCTTTTTTAATCTGGAAGGGTACATCGCCCGGGAGTTTGCCCGGCGCATCGGCACCAAGGAAGAAGAGGCCTTCTTCATCGGTAATGGCACAGGCAAACCTACCGGTATTTTCAATGCGACCGGTGGCGCAACGGTGGGCATCACATCCGTCAGCAGCACTGCCGTCACAGCCGATGAGGTCATTGACCTGTACTATGCCCTGAAATCGCCATATCGGCGAAATGCTGTGTTCACCATGAACGAAGCCACAGTCAAGGCTATCCGTAAACTCAAGGACGGCGCTGGCCAGTATCTGTGGCAGCCTTCCCTGCAGGCAGGCACACCCGATACCATCCTCAACCGGCCTTTGAAGACCTCGTCATATGTGCCTACCATGACAGCTACCGCCAAGGCCATCGCGTTTGGCGACTTCAGCTATTACTGGATCGCGGATCGTCAGGGCCGATCTTTCCAGCGCCTGAACGAGCTGTTTGCCGCTACCGGCCAGGTAGGTTTCAGGGCAACGCAGCGCGTCGACGGCAAGCTGGTCTTGGCAGAAGCTATCCAAGTCCTGCAGATGAAAGCATGAGGTGACAACGCATGAGTAATGTAAAAAACTACACCGAACAGGGCGGCGAAACAACCGTCATTGGCGGCACACTGGAGATCACATCAACTGGCACGCTGGTCGTCGACGCTGCTGCTACGGTTGAAGGCGTTGTTTCTGCGCCCATTGTGGATGCTTTGACCTCCACTTCTACTACCAGCGCGCTGTCAGCTAATCAGGGCAAGGTGCTAAGCGATGCCATTGCTGCCAAGACCGCTGCCAATCAGGCAGACAGCGAAGCGACAACCGTCGCAGGTCTGGTCACGGACTTTAACGCACTTTTGGCTAAACTCATCGCGGCCGGCCTGATGGCTGAGTCGTAATCAAAGATTTCTGGAAAGGAAGGTGCTCGCCTGATGGTTAAAACAATCACACCGGTCGAAACAGAACCGGTCACGCTGGCCGAAGTCAGGCAGCACCTTCGCCTCCCGGAAGAACCGGCAGAGGACGATCTGCTCCTGAGCCTGATCAAGACAGCCAGGGTGTATTGCGAAAATTTCACCCGCCGCGCCTTGGCTGAACAGACACTGGAAATGTATCTGGACCGATTCCCCGTCAACAGTTCGATCATGCTGCCATGCCCGCCGCTTCAGAGCGTTACAGAGATCGCGTACAAGGATAGCACTGGAACTGAGACGATCCTGCCAACATCCAACTACCTCAAGGATACAGATCGTGAACCCGGCCGGGTCCTGCCTGGCTTTGGCATGTCCTGGCCGGTATTCACGCCATATCCCGCAACTCCCATCCGGATCCGGTTCGTCGCCGGGTATGCAGTTCTACCAGAACCCATCAAGCAGGCGCTGCTCCTATTGGTCGGGCACTGGTACGAAAACCGCGAGGCGACCGGCACGGCCAAGGACCAGACGGCATTTTCCGTGCACGCGCTGCTGTCGCCGTATCGTGTGGAGGTGTTCTGACATGGAAGCAGGAAAGCTAAGGCACCAGATTACCATCCAAGTGATGGACACGAACGAAACCTGGTCTGATCGGGTCTCCTGCCAAGCTCAGGTCAACGGCCTTTCTGGCAGCGAGTACTGGGCGGCATCCGCCGAACAGGCGCAGAACAGCGTAGATTTTATTGTGCGCTACGCATCCGTTTTGGCTAATTTGGTTCCTCAAACGACGCGCATCCTGTTTCGCGGCCAGATCTACGATGTGAAAAGCATTGATAACTTCATGTACCAGAACAGGTCCTTGAAGCTAAGGGCGGTGATGCATTTTGGACGTTAACCGGCTGGCAGCTGCGATCGAGCACGAACTTCAGTCCTTTTCCGATGCTGTATCCGAAAAGATCGGTGAAGCGGTGGAGATCGTGGCCAACGAAGTAAACGATGAGATCAAGCAGCATGTCACATTCAGAGAGCGGACCGGCAAATATGTCAAGACATTTCACATTAAAAAGATCAATACGGGCAGCAAGTACAATCATAGCCGCGTCTGGCATGTTAAAAGCCCGCACTATCGGCTGACACATCTTTTGGAGCACGGTCATGCGCTTAGGGGCGGCGGCCGCACGCGGGCGTTCCCGCACATCATCTACGGTGAGCAGATGGCAGAGCGGCGCATGCCAGAGCTCGCGGAAAAGGCGGTGCAGGATGCTGGACGTTAAAGCTTTACTGCAGGAGACCGGGCTGCCCGTCCGCGAACAGCGGTTTCTGGGTGTCATGCCGCTGCCGGCGATCGTCTATTCCGACGATGTGGAAATCGGCGGCGCGGACCTTAAAAATAACCTCATCACCCATAACATCGGCATCGAGTTCTATGCGGAGAATATCGATCTGGAAAACGAAGCGAAGATCGAACGCCTCCTGGACAGCCTGCCGATCCACTATACAAGAAGTCGTGACTGGATCGAGAGCGAGAAGTTCTTCTCGACCAATTACGAATTCACCATTACAGAAAGGAAGTAGAGATCATGTCAACAAACGGAGAAAAAATCATCCTGGGAAGCGGGAAACTGTACGTTACTGAGTACAGCGGTGCCATCCCCGCCGATAACATTATTGAAACTGCAGGAAATCTCCTCGGCTACATCCAGGGCGGTGCAACCCTCAGCTACAAACCGTCATTCTATATCGCTGAGGACGATCTGGGGCTCGTGAAAAAACAGATCCTCACGAAAGAAGAGGTGTCTCTTAAAAGCGGCATCATGACCTGGAACGGCGACACCCTGAAACGGCTCATTTCCACGGCCCGCGTCACGGAAAACGGTGTGACCAACAAACGTCTGGTGAAGATCGGCGGTGTCGGCAACCAGGACGGTAAGCGCTATATTGTCCGGTTTGTCCACGAGGATGCAACAGACGGCGATGTGCGCGTAACCATTGTCGGCGGCAACCAGGGTGAGCTGGCCCTGTCGTTTGCCAAGGACAAGGAAACCGTCATCGACGCCGAGTTCATCGCCATCCCGCACGACTTGGAGGGCACACTGGTCCTGTTTGAAGAGGACATCGCCGGGCTCATTGCCCTGACTGTCACATCCGTTGCCGGCACTACCACCGGCAAGACCCTGATCACAGTTGTTCCGCTGCTCGATTTTCTCTGCACTTATGTGTATAAAACCGGCGCGACGCTCACGCTCCCCGCATTCAATGACGACCTGTCTACCGGTTGGACTGCCTGGGATGGTGTGTCGGAGATTACTGCCACCACCGGTCATGAGATTGCTATTGCGGAAGTGGATGGCAGCACGCTCTGCCAGGCCGCCGGCAAGACCACGGTTGTGGCTAAGGTATAAGGAGGGCTACCGGTGCTGGACTTTACGAAATCTGCCAAGCGCTATCTGGCCATAAACCTGATCGATAACCAGCTGATCCGGGTGCGCATGCCTACCAAGCGCGTGTTTGACGCACTGCTTGGCCTAAAAGACCATCTGACCAGCCTGAACGCGGAAGATGGCGGGCAGCTGGGTGATATTTACGACCTGATCGCGGTAGTTCTCTCGAATAACCTCGAACATAAACCGGTTACCAGCGACTACCTGGCTGAACTTTTTGACATTGAGGATGTTCAGACGTTCTTTCAGGGCTACATGGCCTTTATTAACGGGGTCGTGTCAGACCCAAACGCCAAATCCCCTCCATCCCAGACACAGGAACCCGGACACACTACCGATGCATGACCGAGTGGGAGCGTCTGGTCCATGGCCATACAGGCCTGAATTTCCATGAAATCGGTGATCTGCCCCTCGATGCGTATCTCAGCCTTCGCCGGGATGCTTACATTTTTATGCTCGGGCAGACCGAAGAAGGCCGGAAATACCTGGAACAGTGCTGGATTATGGATCAGACCTCCCCGGATAGAGGGGCACTTCGAGAAAAGCACGGCCGACGTAAAAGGAGGTGAGCGGTATGGCAAGAGGCATAAAGGGCATCACCGTCGAAATTAATGGAAACACCGCGCCGCTCGACAAGGCCCTAAAAAGTGTCAACTCCACTGCCAAGGGGCTGCAGAGCGAATTGAAGCAGGTGGAAAAGGCCCTGAAACTGGATCCCAATAATGTCACATTGACTGCACAGAAGAGCCAGCTCCTCAAGGAGGAGATCGCAGCAACCAAAGAAAAACTGGACGCCTTGAAAAAAGCACAGGCTCAGGTGAAAGCGCAGTTTGCCGCGGGCACGATTGACGCGGAGCAATTTCGTGCCTTTCAGCGCGAGCTGGAAACGACCAAAAACAAACTGTCCAGCCTGAAAGATGAAAAGAAGTCCGTATCCGTGATCGGCACAGCGTTTGCTGCTGTCAAGGAAAAGGTCCAGGCCGTGCTGGACAAGCTGGCTCCCGTCACCAATGGCATCAAGAAAGTCGGCGAAGCGTCGGCCAAGCTGGCTGTCGGCGGTGTTAAAGTAGTCGGCACGGCGGTGCAGGGTGCCGGTAAAGCCTTAGGCCTGTATACTCTGGCAGCTGGTGCGGCCGGAGCGGCGCTCGCTGCGTTCGGCATCAAAGGTGTCAAGACGGCCAGTGATTTGAGCGAAGTGGAAAATGTTGTTAATAAGACCTTTGGTGAGGATGGTGCAGGCAAGGTCGACGTCTGGGCCAAGCAGGCGGCCGTATCGTTCGGGCTATCTGAACTGAGCGCCAAAAAGATGAACGGCACCATGGGTGCCATGCTCAAGTCTACTGGACTGACAGACGCTGCAGTTTTGGACATGTCCACCTCACTCACTGGCTTGGCGGGCGATATGGCCAGCTTTTATAATCTGGACGGTGAAGAGGCATTCAATAAGCTAAGGAGCGGTATATCCGGTGAGACGGAACCGCTGAAGCAACTGGGTATCAACATGAGCCAGACCAACCTGGCTGCCTTCGCCCTGGCGCAGGGGATCAAGAAACCGATCGCGTCTATGTCACAGGCAGAACTGGCAACGCTGCGTTATAACTACATCCTCAATGCGACCAAGGATGTGCAGGGCGACTTCGCTTCAACCTCGGGTGGTCTGGCCAATCAGCTGCGTATTGCCAAGCTTCAGGTGGAAAACATCGCCTCATCGTTCGGGCAGGCGCTACTGCCGTCAGTTACGTCAACCATACAGGGCCTGAACGGTCTCATCAACGAAGCGATGCCGGCACTGACCGGTACCTTCACCGGGCTGGCTGAGGTCATGACCGGAACCAAGGGTGCTTCGACCAAGTTTTCAGAGAACCTCGAGGACCTGATCAGCCTGATCAGTGGCAAGGTGAAGGACGTTCTGCCTGGCATCATTAATGTTTTGGCTTTGTCCCTGCCGACGCTGCTCAGCGGGTTCAACACGGTGCTGATTGCCCTGATCACCAGTGTCGGCGAAGCGCTGCCCGGGCTGATTAACGCACTGCTGCCGGCGCTGCTTGGTGGCCTGACCGGGCTGGTATCAAGCATAATCCCGCTGATTCCTATCCTGCTGCCTGTTCTCATGGATGCAGGGATCCAATTGTTTATGGGGCTCTTGGATGGCCTTAATCTGATCATACCGCAGCTCATTGCTGTGCTGCCGGTACTCATCCAGCAGCTGGGGGATACGATTATTGCTAACCTGCCCCTCATCATCCAAGCCGGCATCGAGCTCCTTGTCAGCCTGATCAAGGGTCTGACACAGACAATTCCTCAGCTCATCCCGATCGTGATTGACGCAGTTTTCCTTATCATGGATACGCTCCTGGACAATATCGATCTCCTGCTAGATGCCGGCATTGAGCTGATCCTGGCGGTGGCGATGGGCCTGATTAAGGCATTGCCTACACTGGTGGAGAAGATCCCGGTCATCATTGAAAAGCTGGTGCTTGCGATCATGAGGAACCTGCCAAAGATCATCGATGCCGGGCTGCAGATCATCATCGCCCTGGGTGGCGCACTGATCACCAATATCCCCGTGCTGGTCAGTAAGATTCCGCAGATCCTGGACTCGCTGAAAAACGGGTTCATGAACATGCTCTACCGGATCAAGGATATCGGTGCAAACCTGATCTCCGGATTGTGGTCCGGTATCAGGGACAAGTTCGGTTGGCTGACGGATAAGATCAAGGGTTTTGCCGGAGATGTGCTCGGGTCGATCAAGAAATTCTTCGGGATTGGCTCACCGTCCAAGGAGACCAGGCGGTTCGGTGATTTCATCGCACAGGGCCTGGCGCTGGGTATAACAGATGGAGCACGGGGTGTGCTGGGTTCGGTCAATCAGCTGACAGCGGATGCCATGTCGGCGTTCGGCAACCTGGACCTGTCCGCAACCGCAGGGCTCAACTGGCAAGAGACAATGCCGAAAGGCTCTGAAACGAACGGTTCGAATGAAGCCGCTGCGCCGGTGGCCAACAGCACGACGATCAACCTGAACGGCAATTACAGCTTCCGGGACAGGGATGACATTGAATATTTTATGAACCGGATGGAACTGGCCGTGAGGAGGGTGTGATTCATGACTATAAACGGAACCGATATTGCTTTGTTTGGCGCCATGCTGCTATCCAAACAGATCACCAACCACGATGTGGTCCAGATTTATGACTGGCTGGACGGCGCAGCCAGTCCGGTGTTTTCGCGGACAGAGCAGCGATTTAAGGACATTACGCTGACGATCCTTCTGGAATCAGCCTCGGAAGCGGAAACAGAAAGCCAGTTCTCTGCGCTGATCCGGTCCCTCATGGACTGCACACTTATTTTTGATGGTATTGCTAAGAACTACGATTGTCACTTCAAAGGCAAGGCGGAGCCCAAACGCCTGACCGCTCGCGCCTGGCTTCTGGAGATTGACCTTTTGTGTCACAGAACCTACCTGCCTGAAGTGATCGTGACGGCCAATGGCATCAGTATGAAATCGATCACCAGCCTGGGCGCCTTACCGTCACCTTGCCTGATCACCGTGACGCCAGCGACGGCCATTACAGAATTCGTGATACAGGGGTTTAACTCAGAAATCCGGATCCGAGACCTTGAGGCCAATAAACCTCATGTGATTGACGGGTACCTGTTCCGGTACCTGAAAGATGGCGTGAATGACATTGGGAACTACAACGCTTTCGAGTGGCCGGCGCTGCCTATTGGCACAACTGAACTGATCTTTAGCCATACGACGGCCAACATCACCATCCAGTACTATCCCATATTTAATTAAGGGACTGCTAAGAAATTAGTTGGTCTTTTCTCCGAAAGATTAATGAGTCTGGTTAATTTTTCGGAGAATCTATAGAGCAACTTATTTATGAGCAGCCCCTGAGAGGAGGGCGATCATGCTCAAGCTATTAAATGGCAGCAGGGCGATGGTTGCACTCCTGACCCAACTAAAGGATTTATCCATCGAATCGGACCTGGCTACTGCAGATAAGCTCCTGAGCTTCAAGCTGCCCAAGTCCGTCCTGCCGCGCTCGCAGCTGCAGCAGGAGTATTTCCTGCAGTCTGAAACCGATGAGTATGTGATCAAGGAAATCAATTTTAGTGACAAGGACTTCTATGAGGTCTATGGCAAGCTGAGCGTTGACAACTTGCGGGGTAAGGCATACCTGACGTATGAAACCAGCTCTGTCACGATCGGCACCGTGCTTACGGATATCACCGAAGGAACCGGCTGGACGTACCAACTAGTAGACACCAACACGAAGCTGCGGACCTTGAAGCTGACGAATGTTTCGGTGTATCAAATCATTTTGGAATGCTGTGCGGTGTATGGCTGTGAGGTTTGGTTTGATTCCATGACCAAGACCGTCAGGGTTTACACCCAGCGCGGCATGGATCGTGGTGCGTATGTATACAGCGAGCTGAATCTTCGTGACAGCGACTACCAGTCGGATACCTATGATCTGGTAACCAGGCTCTACCCGTACGGCAAGGACGGGCTGTCGATCGCATCTGTCAATGGCGGGTTGGATTATATCGATAACACGCAGTTTACCGGGAAGATTATCGAGCGCAAATGGATCGATGAGCGGTATACCAGTGCTCAGGCGCTTTACGATGACGCGGTGACTGTCCTGGATGTGCTCAGTAGGCCGCGGGTAGCGTTTCGAGTGGATGTGTTAAACCTCGTCGGCAGCCGGCCGGAGTACAGTATTTTGGATTTCAAGCTGGGAGACTGGGTCAGGATCTTCGATAAAACAAACCGGATCACAGATATACAGCGGATTGTCCGCCTGGTCGAGTACCCGTTAACCCCCGAAAAGAACAAGGCGGACTTTTCCAACTCCCCCGTCAAGTACAGCGGTAACAGTTCCAAGCAGATCGCTGATCTGGGCCAGATCCTCAGTAGCACCAAGGCGGAACTGAGTGAGGCGATTGATCAGGTGACGGCGCTTGTCATGAATGGTGAAAACGGGAATGTCATCCTGCGCTATGATCAGGAGAACCAGCCATACGAAATCCTGATCATGGACACGGCGGACATCAATACAGCCACCCGCGTCTGGCGCTGGAACCTAAGCGGACTCAGCTACTCCGCAACCGGATATAACGGACCATACACCACGGCGATCACCATGGACGGTCAGATCGTGGCTAATTTCATAAGCACCGGTACATTGTCCGCAGACCGCATCGCAGCACTCAGCCTGACTGCTGATAAACTGGCAGCTGGTACCATCACTGCGGAAAGCGGCGTGATCGCAGATCTGGCCATCACAACTGCCAAGATCGCCATTGGTGCCATCACCACTGCGCTGATTGAGACAGGCGCTGTCGAAACCGCGCAGATCGCGGACGGGTCCATCACCGATGCCAAGATCGTGGGCCTGACTGCTAATAAGATCACGGCCGGAACGATCGATGCTGGGAGTATCAATGTCATCAACCTGAACGCGGATAATCTGACTGTTGGCACGATCAACGGTCAGAGGATCGCCGATGGTGCGATCACGACTGAGAAGATATCCGTCGGCGCTGTCACAGCAGAAAAGGTAGCGGTTGGTGCTATTTCGGCAGAACATCTCATGAACGGGAGCATCACATCCGAGAAGATCGCTGAAGGGTCCATCAAGGAAAGCCAGGTCAACTGGTCAACACACCTGTTATTTTGAAGGAGGAACCATAGAATGAAAAAACGAATCAAGCTAACCAACAACCGGGTCCAGTCTGTGATTGAAAAGACCGTCGAATCGGCCGTCAACCGTGCGTTCACGGAGGGGTTCAAGTCTGTCCTTCATGACATCACCTACCGTATCGACAGCCTGATGAACGTGGGGCTATTGCAGGCGGGGCTGCCGCACCGGGTCACATCCGAGATGCTGCACCTGTCCCGACCCATGCTGGACGGGTTTACCATCACGGACAACTCGCCGTCTGCTGGCAGCATTGCCTGGGCGGACTGCAACATTATGTATAAGGGAACCAAATACACGATCACAAACGGTAATACCAGCTCTAAATATGTGTATTGGACCTTGGCTACGACACCGACCACGTTCAAGACCTCTGCGACCAAGCCGACGCTAACGGATGACGATATCCTGATCTGCGTCAATAACGACGGTGTGCACCAGCTGGTGATCGGCGAAGGACGCATGGTCGATGGTTCAACCCTACTGGACGGTACGATCGGCTCAGGTGAGATCGGGTCCGGGGCAGTCACCACAGCCAAGATCGCATCCGCTGCGATCACAAACGGGCTCTTGGCAACGGACGCTGTAGAGGCGGGCAACATCGCCAGCGGCGCGGTGACGGAAGCAAAGATCGGTTCAGGAGCGGTTACAACCGCTAAAATCGGTTCCAGTGCCGTGGGTAGCACACAATTGGCCAGCAATGCAGTAACCGACACGAAAATTGCCTCGAGTGCGGTAACAGAGACAAAGATCGCGACAAGCGCCGTTACGTCAGGAAAACTCGCGTCAGGTGCTGTTACATCCGCTGCACTCGCATCTGGGGCTGTTACAACAGCGGCTGTTGCTACGGGTGCGATCGGCAGCACGCAGTTGGCTGATGGTGCCGTTATTGGCGCAAAGATCGGGGCAGGGCAGGTGGCCACTGATAAGCTGTCGATCGCTTCACACCTCCTGTTCTAAGGCAGGTGAAAGAGGTGGCCATTTATGTATTCCATTCTGAATAACGCACCTTCTGCCGGGTACATCCAATGGAGCAGCGTCAATATCCAGTATAATGGCGTTTCCTACGCCATCGCCAACGGTTATACGAACTATACCTATGTATACTGGCTGGCTTCAAGCCCGAGCTATTTTGTCGTGTCGGACACATTCCCTGCGCTGACCTCAGCAGACGTCCTGGTGTTCCTTAACAAGTCCGGCATAGCTATGGTCGTGCCTTCAGCAACCATCCTTGACGGTGGCCTGATTGTGCCGGGATCGATCTATGCTGCGGCGATTGCGGCTAACACCATCACCGGTAACGAGATCGCAGCAGGCGCCATCTCAGCCAGTGAGCTGGCAGCTAATTCTGTCATCGCCGGGAAGGTTGCAGCAAACGCGATCACAGCAGGGACTGTTGCAGCGAATGCCATTGGCGCTGAAGCGATCGCGGCAGGGGCCATTACGGCAGACAAGATTGTAGCGGGTGCGATCACGGGCGATAAGATTGCGGCGGCGACCATAACAGCCAATAAGCTGGTAGCAGGCACGATCACGGCAGCAAGCGGCATCATTGCCGATGCGGCAATCACCAATGCCAAGATAGCAGATGCCACCATCCAGTCGGCCAAGATCGCCAGCCTTGACGCGGGTAAGGTCACCACTGGGACATTGCAGTCAGCAACGGGGAATTCCTGGATCAGTCTGGCCAACGGTCAGTTCTCGTTCGGGAACGGCGCTCTGGCCTGGAATGGCACAACCTTGAATGCTCAAGGTATCTTTGAAGCTGTGTCTGGCAGCTATACCGCCAAGCTGGGAGACGGTGCTGTGCGGTTTTTCAGTTCAGGTGTCGAAGTGGGCCAGGTTTCCACATATCTTGCCAGTCCTACAGGTCCATGGCTGGCCGCGTCATCTGGAGGAAAAACGATTGATTTGGGTAAATTTCTCGCAGGTTCAGGATACTATACAGCATACAAGATCGATTTCGGCACTACGAGCAGCACCACGGCAACACATAGGTTTTGGGGCACGGTGACACTGAACGGGCACCCACTATCCTGCGGAGCACTAACAAGCGGGGCTGTTACCGCGGAAGGCATTGTTTCATGCTGGCGCGTGGAACCGCATCTGGACAACAACGACCGGTGCGGAACATCCACCAAGCGTTGGCAGGCGGTACATGCTTTGGAAGGGTACTTCAATAAGCTGACCATCGGGAGCAATACCTGTTGGGCAGCAGGGGCGATGACGCTGACAACTGCATCCTGGGCGTCCGTTTCGTTCGGAAAAACCTTTCCTTCTGCGCCCAGGGTGTTTGGCCAGTTCACGCACAGTTTTACGGGCGATATTGGTGCACTCAAAATCAGGAACATCTCGACAACCGGTTTTGAAGCAACCATCGGCGGGTCAGGCTTTTCAGGAATCAGCGCGAACTGGTTTGCTGTTCTGGTATAGGGAGGGGAGACTTAATGGCACTACAAAAAACAATCACAGACGAACGCGGTGTAACAGCTACCTACTTTCGTGTAACAGCAATCATTGAGCAGTATGTGACGGATGTTCCCGTGATAACGGTTCAGCTTTTGGGTTATACCGATGAATCGTACAGTGATTATTTCGCGCCATCAGTACCACCTGTTTCGCAAAATGGTATTGATCGTTCACACAATTGATACCATCTCTATCTTATTGGATACTACTCTGGCGGGAAAGACATCAATAGCTTGTTTCATATGGCCATCTCCCTACTCTCAACCCAATGACCCCTGTAGTTCTGCGCCTTGGTGCCATAATACAGGCAGGTGGTATTGTTTCATGTATCAACAGTATCATCATGTGAATCATCATTATGGGGCGGTGGTATCATTGTTATGAACAGCTGGTATCCTGTTGCGTATTCATGGTACGCTCAGCGCGAAATATTCAACAGGGTACAAGAAAAGATGGAAGGAGGGAAAACCCTGTCCATTGCTTATAGGGAAGTGTATTTAGCTGCAAACGATGAGCAGGGCTACACGAGGGCGGATATTTACAAGAGGCTATCGGCAGAGACACCTGAGTTTGCCGGGGCAAAAGAAATTTGAGGAGGAGCGAATGCGATTTACGATTGATAAGGCCTTACTGGAGCAGATGATCAATTATCTCGTCACCAGGCCGTACAACGAGGTGGCACAGCTAATCGCTGCTATTCAGCAGGACATCAAGGTGGTTGAAGAACAGCCTGAACAAGAATCGAACACATAACACCCGTAGGAGCCGAAAGGGCTCCACTTTTTATGGAGGAAAGCACCATGTCGAAAAGAAAAACCAATCTCTCACTGGTCGGTTATGCCATATCTCGCCTGGGCACCGGCTATGTCTATGGCACGTACGGTCATGTGCTGACCGAATCGCTCTTGGCTGGCAAGCTGAAGCAATATCCGCTGAAAGTGCTACCATACCTGTCTTTCATCCGCGCCAACTGGCTGGGAAAGCCGGTGCAGGACTGTGTTGGCCTCATAAAGGGCCACTACTGGACCAATGACGACGGAAAGATCATCTACAGGCTGGACGGCCTTCCGGATGTTTCGGCCAATGGTCTATACAACGCGGCCACCGAAAAAGGTCCAATTGCTACACTGCCCGAGATCAAGGGCTTGATTGTGTCGAAGAGTGGGCATGTCGGTGTCTATATCGGTCATGGCGAAGTGATAGAAGCGCACGGCACCAAATCTGGGGTTATCAAGACCCGACTGACCAAGGATGTCAATGAAACCGGCTGGACTCGATGGTTCAAGTGCCCATACATCGATTATGTGACCGAAGATAAAAGCGTCTATGTGGTGCAGCGGGGTGACTCGCTGTGGTCGATTGCTAGAAGGTTACTGGGTGACGGCAGACGGTATCTGGAACTGGCTGCACTGAATGAAATATCGGCGCCATATACGATCTATGCGGGTCAGGTCTTGCAGATCGATGGCGTGCGGTTGTACACGGTAAAAGACGGTGACAGTCCTTGGCGCATCGCTCAGGAGCTTCTTGGTGATGGTAGACGATACCAGGAGATTGTGGAACTAAATGGCTTGAAAGAGCCGTATATCATTTATACCGGCCAGATCTTGAAAATTCCAAATAAGTGAAAGAAGGGAAACAACATGAACAAAGCAATGTTAATCAAAGACTCTGTACTGGTGGCACTTTCGGTGGCCGGCAGTTTTTTAGCCAGAACATTGGGAGGGTGGGATACAGCCTTGCAGACACTCATCATCCTGATGGCGATTGACTTCGTCACCGGGCTCCTGCTCGCCGGCGTCTGGCAGAAGTCCAGTAAGTCTCAGACAGGCGCACTCGAGTCTAAGGCTGGATTCAAGGGACTGATTCGTAAGGGGTTGATCCTTTTAGTCGTGCTGATAGGGGTGCAACTGGATGCGATCCTTGGTCTGCAGGCGTTTTGCCGCACAGCGATCATCCTGTTCTTCTGCGGTAATGAAGGACTATCCATCGTGGAGAACCTTGGCATTATGGGTGTGCCGCTGCCGGATTTTGTCAAGGAAAAGTTTGAGCTGTTACGGCAGAAGGGCAATCCCGACAGGCAAACGAAGGACGATGGGTAAAACCTGATTCATCACAAAAACTAAAGAACGACCGGGGGCTCCATGAGGATAGCAATTTGCTGTTTTCATGGAGCCTTTTCTTTTCATCGGTGTTTTTTATTTTCGCTTCAGTTGAGTCGTGAGCGTAAACCATCAGAAAGTGAGTCAGTTCAATGAATAGGTATCAGATAGAGACAGACAGCAGCTGCAAGACGCGTGCTCGGACAGAACATGAAACCACAGGTTATCAGGCGGACAAGGGCCAATTGCCAGCAAAGCAGGTGTATTGCCTGGCAGACAGTCGCCCGGCAACATCAAGAAAGCCAATAACATCAGATGTGCTGCAACAGGAAATCGAATATTGGCGTTCGACAAAAATTCTTGAGAAGATGCTGCACAGAAAACTGATATCGGAATCAGAATTTAAGAAAATTGATATTTTGAATCGTCAATCATATAGACCAGCGCTCGCACAGATAATGCCTTAAAATGCTTGATATAACGGGCACTCAGAGGTAACATACCACATACCGAAAGAAGGTGATAACAGTGGCAAAGATAACAAAATTATCAGCAGATCAGAATCTTGCTGGTGTATCGCCAAGACTTCGGGTAGCAGCGTATTGTCGTGTGTCTACAGACAGCGACGAACAGCTGGCCAGCCTGGAATCGCAAAAGGCGCATTACGAATCATTGATACGAAACAATCCAAGCTGGCAATTCGCCGGTGTTTATTTTGATGAAGGAATATCCGGCACGAAAAGGGAAAAGAGAAAAGAGTTGTTAAGGCTCTTAGCAGATTGTGAAAGTAAAAGGATCGATTTCATTGTGACCAAGTCCATCAGCCGGTTTGCCAGAAACACAACTGATTGCCTGGAAATCGTACGAAGTCTGACAGGCCAAGGCGTATTCATATATTTTGAGAATGAAAACATCAACACCCAGTCAATGGACAGCGAGCTGATGCTGACCATTCTGAGCAGCCTGGCAGAAAGCGAATCGATTTCCATCTCACAGAACAACAAATGGTCAGTTCAGCGTCGTTTCCAGAATGGAACATTCAAGCTGTCATACCCACCGTACGGATACTCATTATGTCAAGGGGAGCTGACTGTTAATGAAGAACAGGCTGTCATTGTGAGGCGCATCTTTGCCGATGCTTTGTCAGGGCTGGGTACACAGATAATTGCCCGCAATCTGAATGCTGCGGGCATTCCTGCCAGGAAGGGCGGAAGATGGGCCTCTGCCAGCGTTCGTGGCATGCTTGGTAATGAAAAGTACACGGGTGATATGATCTTGCAGAAAAAATATACAGACGATCATTTCAACAGGCATTACAACTACGGCGAAAAAGAGCAATACCTTATAAAAAACAATCATGACGCGATCATCAGTCATGAGGATTTTACTGCAGTAGAGAACATCCTCATGCAGAATGGTAAAGAGAAAGGTGTAGAGAAGGGCAGCGCAAAATATCAAAACAGATATCCATTTTCAGGAAAGGTAAAGTGCTCAGAGTGCGGCAGCAGCTTCAAGCGCAGGATTTACTGCAGTGGTGATAAGAAGTATATTGCCTGGTGCTGCGCCAGACACATCATAGACAGTTCTGGCTGCTCAATGCGATTTATTCGTGAATCTAGCATTCAACAGGCCTTTGTCACCATGATCAACAAGCTGATTTTCGGACACAAGCTGGTGTTGAAACCGCTGCACCAGAATTTACGGGCGGTGAATGATGCTAACAACCTCGCCCGGATCCAGGACCTGGAAACGAAAATCATGGAGAATACGGAGCGCGGAAAAGTATTGGTAAGCATCATGGCCAAGGGCTATCTGGAGCCCGACCTGTTCAATGCCCAGAGCATTGAGCTGAAAAAGGAAGCGGTAGCATTAAAGGAACAAAAGGAAATTCTTTCACGTTCGGTCAATGGCGGTATGACGACGATAACCGAACTGGAACAGCTCATTAAATTTGTCTCCAAAGCTGACCAGATGCTGGACCATTTTGACGCAGACCTTTTTGATCGTTTTGTGGGAACCATTTGTGTCTGTTCACAGACAGAGATCAACTTCAAGCTGAAATGCGGGATCACGCTTGGGGAAAGGCTGGTGGGATAAATGGGTCATACACCCTTGGGATATATGATTCAAGGCGGAAGAGCGGTTATTAACGAGAAGTCGACAGATCAGGTTAGAGCGTTATTTCAAGGGTATCTTTCAGGCTTGTCATTAGCTGAAGCTGCAAAGGAGGCAGGAATAAAACGCTATCATTCATCCCTTGCCAGAATGCTCACCAATAAGCGCTATCTTGGCGATGATTTCTACCCGCCGATCATTGATGATAGCACTTTTGATGCGGTGCAGGCTGAGCGGGTACGGCGGGCGCAATTGCTCGGACGAATGGTCGATCAGGTAAAAACAAAATCATCGGTTCGACCGCTGCGATTTACAATTTCGAGCATAGACACACAATACAAAGATCCTTTCAGACAAGCGGAATACGCCTATAGTTTGATAGAAAGTGAGGTGCACATGGATGGCGGATAACCGAAGCATCACGGTCATACCGGCACGGGCGCGTGCAGGGAACACAATAAGTACGGAAGAAACTCGAAAACTCCGTGTTGCTGCCTATTGCCGTGTCTCCACAGATAGTGACGAGCAGGCTACCAGCTATGAGGCTCAGATTGGGCATTATACGGGCTTTATCGAAAACAATCCTGAATGGGAATTGGCCGGGATATTTGCCGATGACGGTATTACTGGTACCAGTACAAAAAAGCGTGATGAGTTCAACCGCATGGTTAAAGACTGTATGGACGGCAAAATCGATATGATCATTACCAAGTCAATCAGTCGGTTTGCCCGAAACACGCTGGACTGCCTGAAATTCATCCGACAGCTCAAGGATAAGAATATACCGGTGTATTTTGAAAAAGAGAACATTAACACGATGGATTCCAAGGGCGAAATCATGCTGACCATCATGGCTTCGCTTGCGCAACAGGAGAGTCAGTCGTTAAGCCAGAACGTGAAACTGGGCATCCAGTACCGTTACCAGCAAGGTGAAGTCCAGGTCAACCATAACCGATTTCTTGGCTATACGAAAGATGAAGACAAGCGTCTGGTCATAGTCCCTGAACAAGCAGAACTGATCAAGCGCATTTACCTGGAGTACCTTGAGGGTGCCAGTTTGCTGCAGATCGCACATGGCCTGGAAGCTGAAGGGATTTTCACGGCTGCCAATAAACCGAAGTGGCGGGCAGAGACACTCAAGAAGATTTTGCAGAATGAAAAGTATATCGGGGATGCGCTATTACAGAAGACCTACACGGTTGATTTTCTGTCCAAAAAACGCGTGGTCAATAATGGTATTGTGCCGCAATATTACGTAAAAAATAACCACGAGCCAATCATTGACCGCGAACTTTTCATGATGGTACAAGAAGAGATGATACGCCGGGCCAATCTGCATACGGGCAAAAACGGTAAAAAGCGTGTTTACAGCAGCAGGTATGCATTATCCGGAATTGTGTATTGTGGAGAGTGCGGCGAGATATACCGGCGGGTGCATTGGAATAATAGAGGCTGCAAATCCATCGTCTGGCGCTGCGTCAGTCGCCTTGAAGAGAAAGGGACAGATTGCTCGTCTACGACGCTCAATGAGAAAGTCCTCCAGACAGCGGTAGTCAAAGCTATCAATGATACATTATGCCAAAAGGACACTTTCCTTTTGGCCTTGCAGGACAATATAGCTGCCGTCCTGAATGAGGAGAATGATAAGGCTACCAATGATATTAATGGCAAATTGGATGTATTGCAGAATGAACTGCTGCGTTTGGCTAATACCAAAGCCGACTATAACAAGGTAGCTGAGGAAATCCACCGCTTGAGGGAACTGAAACAAAATAGCTTGACTCACAGTGCAGAACGCCAGGGAAGGCGGCAGCGCATTGAGGAGATGGCAGAATTCTTGGATAGGCAGTCTTGTGATTTACAGAATTACGATGAGCGGTTGGTCAGAAAGCTAATAGAAAAGGTAACAGTGTTTGATGATAAGCTGACCATAGAGTTTAAATCCTGCGTGGAGATTGATATAGGAAGATAAGATTATGGACGCGAATGGTCGCAGTTTTTGTTTATCAATTCCGATAACGCGCCAAGCTGTCAACGCCGGACGAAATTTGACCATGGGGGGTAATTATATTCCGGCGGCGACAAAGCGGGCTGTATTCTATCAAGAGTGCAAGAGTGCAAGTGCAAATTGGGGCATCACTTTGCACTATTATGCTAGTTCATTCTGA